GAGTAGTGCATTTGGTTTTAAGAATCGTATTATATTTCCATTTACACAAGGTGATAGAATAGTAGGTTATACAGGAAGAGATTTCACAGGTAAATCTGAGTCTAAGTATATGACCAAACAACCAAAGAATTTTTTATATAATTCTGATAAGATTAAAGAAGACAAAGAATATTTAATTGTAGTTGAGGGAACGATTGATGCCGCAGTCTTAGATTGCGTAGCAATAATGAGTAACGAAGCATCACAAAATCAAATCGATTACATTAATCAATTCAAGGGAGAAGTTATTGTATGTCCTGATAGAGATAATGCTGGAAAGAAGTTGATATATCAGGCACAAGAAAATGGTTGGAGTGTTTCATTTCCGATCTGGCAAGACCATATTAAAGATGCGGCAGATTCAGTAAAAGAATACGGAAAGTTATATACTCTGAAATCCATTATTGATGGCCGTATAAGTAATAGTACAAAGATAAGTGTAAAAACACGAATAATGTAATTAGCGGGTGAACCAAACGACCGCAAAAAAAAGCGTAGGAGCATAAAATTAATGAAAAATGAAGAGATTAAAATTAACGTAATACCAGAACCTAAAGAAGTTCCATCACCACCACCAATGCCACCGATGCCAACTCCACCAGCACCGCCAAAGCAACCTGGCGAGTTCTTAAGAGAGAATGGTGTATTGCACATGGATAAAGAATTTAACCAAGAAAACTGTATGCCATTAGTTAAAATGATTATGGAATATAACTTGACGCCAGAAAAAGATGCACCTAAGGTTATTCACCTGTATATTAACTCACCTGGTGGGTATGTAGACAGTTGTATGCATTTGATTGATGTTGTCAAACAGTCACGCATTCCAGTTCATACATACGGAATGGGTTCAATTGCATCATGTGGTGTTATGCTTATGATGGCAGGTAAGAAAGGTCATCGTTATCTAACACAGAATACAGCAGTTATGTCACACGAATTTAGTGGCGGAACTAGAGGACAGTACCACGATATGTTAGATGCTCAATCTCATATGGAATGGACAAACCAAAAACTACTTGAACATTATATGAAATGTACAGGAAAGAAAGAACCATACATTCGTAAACATATGTTAGCACCAAAAACAGACCATTGGATGACTCCAGAAGAAGCAGTCAAACATGGTATTGCAGATAAAGTTGTCGAAACATATTAATTTAGTATTGACTTTCCAATCAAAATATACTATAATAGTATAAACATCATGCATAGGAATTAAATGTCAGAAGTCAAGAATTACTCACCCGACTTACAAAAATTGTTTGTTCAATTTATGTTAACAGACCCACAGTTATTTACTAGGGTCATGGGCATTATTGATGAAAAACATTTCGATAAACCTACTCGTGGTATTGTAGGCTATCTAATTAACTACAGTGAAGAATATTCTACCATGCCAACAATTGAGCAGATAAAAGCAGAAACTGGTCAAGAAATCGAATTACTGGATGATATCGCAAAGCATAATGATTGGTTTGTTGATGAGTTTGAAACATTCTGTAGACATAAAGCAATTGAACGAGCAATTGTTAATAGTGCTGATTTACTTGAAGAAGGTAAATATGGTGAAGTAGAAACAACTATCAAAGAAGCAGTTCAGATTGGATTAGCAAGGTCGTTGGGTACTGATTATTTTCATGACCCAAGAGCAAGACTTGAGATGCTTAAAGATAATAATGGACAAATCACCACAGGTTGGAAAGACTTAGATGACAAACTTTATGGTGGCATCAATAGAGGCGAAGTAACTATCTTTGCTGGTGGTTCTGGTTCAGGTAAATCTTTATTCATGCAAAACATGAGTTTGAATTGGGCAGAAGCAGGAATGAATTGTGTTTATGTTACTTTAGAATTGTCAGAAGAATTATCAGCAATGCGTATAGATGCTATGGCAACTGATAGAAGTACCAGACGTATCTTTAAAGAATTAGATGATGTTGAATTGCGAGTTAAAACACTCGGTAAGAAAGCAGGAATGCTTAGAATTAAGTATATGTCATCGGGTAATAGTGTCAATGATATTCGTGCATATCTAAAAGAACTCCAGATTGTTACAGGTAAAACTGTTGATTGTATTTGTATTGACTATTTGGACTTGTTAATGCCTGCAACTAAGAAAGTTAATCCAGGCGACTTGTTTATTAAAGATAAGTATGTGACAGAAGAAATTCGTAACTTTGCAATGGAATCTCAGACAGTTGTAGTAACTGCATCACAGTTAAATCGTTCAGCGGTAGAAGAAGTAGAGTTTGACCACTCTCATATTGCTGGTGGTATTTCTAAAATTCAAACTGCTGATAATGTTATTGGTATCTTTACTAGTAATGCAATGAGAGAACGTGGACAGTATCAGTTACAATTATTGAAAACAAGAAGTTCGAGTGGTGTAGGCTCTAAGATAAATCTAGTCTTTGACAGAGATAGTCTACGAATTAGTGATTCTGATTTAGACGATGATGATTTAGCAGTTGGTACACAAGATTCTCAAACTGCAAAGATAATGGACAAATTAAATAAGAAAACCACAGTAACTAATACAGATTCTGCTATTCCACCAGAAAAAACAGATTCCGCAATTAGTCTTCGTGCGATGGTTAAGTCGAAAAAAGCAAGCCCATTTAACGATAATTGATAAATACTGGTAGGAGAATTATTTTATGACTAAGAAACCACGTAGAAGTCTATTTGAAGAATTAAATTCAATGGCGATTTCTAAAAATGAGCCAGAGAGATTTGTCGAACAAAAGGGCGAACATATCATTTCTGGTGCAATAAATCTAATTGAATTCATTCACCGTGAGTTTGAAGAAGAAGTTGCTGTGGACTTAACCAAACGTCTTGTTAATAGCATTCGTACTGGAGACATGAGAAAATTCAAACGTGGAATAACTCATGCGAAGAGAAAAGATGAATCTTGAACAACAATTAGAAGAATTAAAAGTCTTAGCAGGTATCTATAAGCCATATCAAATGGAAGATAGTACGCAGGAGAACATTTCCTATACGGGTACTAAAAAATCAAAGTATCAAAAGAAGCATAAAATAAAACCAGGTACAAAAGATTGGTTTAAGTTGTGGTTTGCTCGTCCTCATTTAACGGGCGAAGACCCATACGGGAAGAAATGATATGAAAGTTAGAGACATACTAGGCGCAGGTTTAGAAAGAAGATTCAGAGGACCAAGAAAACCTCGTAATAAACAAATAGGTTTTCATAAGAGAATGAAAGACCTTATTAAAGAGGCGCCCACAGAAGGTGCAAGAATTCAACATATAGAAGACTTGATTATCTGGGATGGTGCAGTAGGTGGTCAAAAAGCAATCGCTAAACTACGTCAAGTAGAAACTTCTCCAAAATCTCTCAGCATTAAATGGGATGGCTCACCAGCCGTTATCTTTGGTCGTAATGAGAATGGTGAATTCGTACTTACAGATAAAAGTGGATTTAGTGCCAAAGGTTATAATGGTAGAGTAACAAGTGCAGATGACTTGGGTGACATGTTTAATAATCGTAAAGTAAAAGACTCGACACCAGAAAAACTAGCAGACAAAGGTAAATTTGTTCAAAATATGAAAGTCATATGGGACAAAGTAGAAAGTGTTATACCTGAAGATTTCAGAGGATACTTACACGGTGACTTATTATGGTTTGCAACTCCACAAGCAAAAGATGGTAGACTTATATTCAAGCCAAATGTAACTACGTATTCAGTAGACTCGAATAGTGATATCGGTAAAAAGATAATCAATTATGATGTTGGTATTGTAGTGCATGTAGTGATTGACTTAGAAGGAAGAAAAGCCAACGTAGATATGGGACAACTTAGAGCAGGCAAAACATGGATTATGCCTCCAGTATTTGTTACTAAATCTCCTGGTGTTGACTTGCCAGAAGTAGACAGATTAGAAAGTTATTTAAAATCAAATGCTACTGCAATTGATACATTATTGGCAGTTCCAGCCGAATTAAAAATGGCAGACTTTGGTAATATCCTTTACACTTATATTAATAATAGTGTAAAAGCAGGCACCCTAGATAACCTAGGAAAGAATTTCAGTCAATGGGCAGAAGCATCAAAATTAAGTGGACCTAAGAAAGAACGAGTAGTTCAATGGGTCGAAGATAACAAAGATGGATTTACGGGAATTTTTGAATTC